CAATCTCATCCTTGAGATCTTGATAGAATACATCAAGATCTACATCATCATCCTCAAGATACTCATGGATAGAATCTGCCAAGCGATTCTTGCGTTGCTTTGCATATTCTGCTTTCCAATCTACACTCACGTCGGGGCGTCCTTCAATTACAAATTCATGTCCAGTCATCGATTAAACTCCTGATTACGTCGTAGGTCAAGGTATTCTAGCACTTCTGTGCGCCATTCCATCAATTCATGGAAACATTCTTGGTTGTGAGCACACTGGCGCAGTTCGCTGTCTGGTTTTAGAACACTTTCGTAGAATAAACCCAGGGCATCGCGTCTTTTCTGGTGCTTTTGCTCATCCATGATAGTCTAGCATAGTAATAGTATTTTAGGTGAGATTGTGAGGATATCTGTATATCCTCACACTATCTTTACAATCAAGCAAACTCAGTGGCAGCAATACCTTTGACGAAGATAGCATCAACAACACGTTGCAGACGCTTCTCAGTTTGCTTGCCATAGTTGGTGAAGACAGGAACAGTTACGAAACCAGTCTTCTTACGATAGAACTGCAGTTGACCAGCAGGGATCTTACCAGCAGCGATGTCAGCAGCATCACGCTTGTCAAGACGGATCACACGACCGATGGTTTGCGCCATCTCAATCACAGGCAGATTGCGAAGGAGAATAGTATGGGTGAGACCAGGCACGTTGATACCTTCAGACAGGATGCTGTAGTGGAACATGATGAACTTACGGCTGGGATCTTTACCCCAGGCATCAAGAGTGTCAAAGAACTCTTGACGACCAACCTTACGCTTGTTGACATAAGCACCGTGCTTACTGGTGATGTGAAGCACATCATAACCACGATCAGCAAACTCTGCCATCACATTCGTGCCAGTCAGCAACGCCCACAACACACGAGTGTTAGGAGCAGCAACCAGGATTTTCTGAGCAGCATCCTCATCAAGTTTGGCGACAATATCAGTCAGCACCTGGCGGTCATTCTCAGCAGCGAGCAGAGACTTGTTGCGCTCGATGTCAACAACGTGGGGTTGAATGGTAGGAGGAATGATGCTACCATTGCTGATCAACTCAGGAGCAGGCACATTGATCAACTCACTACCATACACATCAGTGTTGTTCATACTGATAACGCCACCGCGATACTTAGGAGTGGCAGTCAAATAGTATGCTTGCTTAGCAGTCAGCGAAGCAGCAGCAACTTCTTTGAAGAAGTCGCGGCGAACAGAGTTGTGCGCCTCATCGTAGTAGATCGTGTCAACATCGATGCCTGCCTCATTGACACGGCGCAGAGAATTGTAGGTGGTGAAGATCAGTTGGTGAACACCAGCAGTCTCACACACAACATCATGGCACTGGATCATATCGATCTTAGTGGTGCTCATGCCATCAACCTCACCGCTGTGAACATGGAGAACTTCCACATTCACCTTGCCATTCAGTTCAGCAAAGAACTCTTCATAGAGTTGAACCGACAGCAGGATGCGAGGAGAGACCACTACAATCGTCTGGGGGCGGTCTGCCTGCTGCAGGCGACGCAGACAGTCGAGAATCATCACAAGGGTCTTGCCGCCGCCCGTGGGGCAGGTCAGGCGACCACGATCAGCAGACAGCAGAGCATCGAGCATACGCTGCTGGTGAGGGCGAAGGGTCAGGGTCATGTGGTGCGCTGTTGATGAGAATAGTATAGGGCATGGGAAAGGGGTCCGAAGACCCCCTGTGCCAGTTGTTCAATTGTCCACGGCATCAACGGATGCGATGTCGCAGACAGGAACCTCATGCTCACCGCCAATGCGATACCAATGCATCATATATCCATGGTATTCTGGATGCGCTTGGTATTCTTCTGTGTATTCAAACTCACCCAAATACTTTACTTGATCTTCTGGAATATTGTGATCACGGAGCATCGCTTGCAGTTGCAGATGCGTCAATTCATATTGTGTGGGAACTTTCATGGAGTCAGTAGATATTAAAGGAAATTATGATACGTTCCGTATCAGATTGTACTGGTTTACACTGATGCATCAGAACAGATGGGAAGAATATAATGTCTCCCTCGGATACCTCAGGCACATACTCTAACACATTACCTTCAATGAAGTCAACATATGGTGCATAGAATGATGTCGCTTTATGTGTGCCATCAAACTGTGCATAGAATATAGCACTGTATCCTAATGCACCATGATTGTGTATCTGATGGTAGTGATTGGCAGTATACTTCTGTGCCCACATCAATTTAATGTTGATGTTGCTGGGATAGATTTCATTGAATTGTTCAAGTGCTGGTCTCAATACATCAACAACCTCCTCACCATAAGAAGCAAACTCATTGCTCTCAATCAGTTTCTGATTGTTTTTATGATAGTCTGTATAATGACCATCGCACTCTTCAAGATCTAACAATGATAGTATTCTATCTTTATGTTCACTCCAGTTCTCTACTTTCGTTTGAAAGAGAGAAATGTTAAATGCATTAAATTTTTCCATTACTGTGGTCTGTTGTTTCCTGGTCTCAATGCTTTGTTATCGTACTCTACAACACCATCTGGTCTAATGACATAGCATTGATACCAATATGGTTCACCCGAATCGCCAGATGGTAGTTCATCTCTACGTGGAAAATAATCCACAACAAAATCAAATGCAATATCTGGATTAGAGAATTGAATATAACCATAGAACTTACTCTCAAGCTCTACAACTAATTCTGGTGGCATGTCCTCATCGAACTTATAATAATCAAGAACAGATGTTCTGGTCGCATCATCTGCTGCTTCAAGTCTTGGATTCTCAAAGTATACAACTGCTCCTGATTGTGTAGCAGCATACTCTTCAATATCATCCCAATTTGCAGCAACATCAAGAGTCTGTATGTTCATTTTCTGTCTCCACTTTCTTTAATTTATATGCAGCAGTTACTCTAAGACCATAAAACTCCCGTCCAGTCTCTTCTGCCCAGTGTAAAATGTCTGATGGGAATAATACAGCAGATCCAGGTTTAGGGAAAACTGAATCAAATCTACCATCATCTTGAACAAACATAGTTTTGCCACCCCATGTAATATCCCATGTGGGATTGCAGAACACTACAAATGTATAGTCAGCATCATCCTTGTGTGCTCCACCATTCAAACCATATGTGTGTCCATTCAAATAATAATCCAAGATCTCAAATTCAAATGGGATCAAGACTTTCATTTTCTCTGGAATGAATTTATCAAACATAGGAATACCTTTGACATCCATCTTCCAGAATCTTTTAAACGGTGTGGTAGTATCACTAGCAGCACCAAACATCCAGCGGGGACGACTTGCAATCCTATCAATCTCTTTCATCTCATTGATAGTGAGAATAGTATCGTATGATTTAATATCAGTTAATAATGCCATATCAGTTCCTTAAAATACTATTGCGTTTGATCAATCCCATTCGAATAAGGTCAAGGTTCACCAAATCTTCACGATCCATGCTACCTTCAATCTTATAGTAGAGCTTATTTAATTCACCAAGATAGTATCTCATTGTAGGATCTACAATAGAACTCTCAATCCAAAATGTCAAGCACTTACGAACACCTTTGGTAATAGGATTAACACCATGAATGAATTCTGTAGGATAAAGCAGTAATTTGCCAGGTTCTAATTTCTTTTCTATTCTCTCAGATCCAATCTGAATATAATGCTCGCCACCTTCATAATCATCGTTCAGATTAACAACACAGGTATAATCTGTTCTGGTTCCCCACATGTCAAAGAAATCACTGTGATCAGCATAGTGATTGCCAACTTCATACTTCAGCATCAAAGATGGAGAACATTTGTTGAGAATATGAATTTTGGAAATATCAGAATCTCGCATTAATTTGTAGACAGATGAATTCACCATCTTGCCAATATCAATATCGCTCTGTTCTGAGTTATGCTTATATTTTTTATCTTTAGGACCAGTATTTCCGCCGTCAATATATTTGCCAGCATCAAATAAACTGAGCATCTGCCTCAGTTTATTCTTATCCAAGAAATCATATTCATAGATCATTTGATTTTGCTCTCTCGCTCAAAGTTACAATAAACTCATTAACCGCTTGCTTATAAGATTCTAACACATTGGGGAGAGGAGCGCACATGTTCAAGACATAGTTATATCCAATGAGAAACTGAGTATCTACAGAATATTTTTTCCATGGCATAAATGTAATCTTTTGCACATCACCCTCACGACCAACTTCTTTCATGACAAATGGATACACAAGGTTATAGCAAACCTCAACTGGTTTACCATCTATTTGCTCTACATGTTTTTTCAAATTTGCAATCACTTCTTCACCCGTTGCAAGGGTGATGATCAGAATATTAAGTTCAGTTGACATAATTAAACGTTATTTGCTTGAATTCTTTGTAGGATTAGATCGAGTTCTTCTTCAGATGATGCAGTCGATGCAACAATGTCAGCAGGTGGGAAGATAGCATCAGGATTCTTAATCTTATAGTAGTTTGCAATCTGAGCGACAATTCTCTTTGCATACTCACCATAAGTTGAAGATGTGAAGACACCAAACTGATCTTCAGTCGCTAGATACTCATTCTCGGACTTTCCTTCCATTCTTTGATATGTACCAGCAAAGAAGTTAGGATTGATTGGGAATCTTACATCATCAGCATCTTTTCCAGCATAGTCAGTAGGAATATTTCTTAGTTTCTGTCTGTATGCTGTCCACTGTGCCTTTGTCGCATCATCTAGTTGTGCGTCAGGCATTTGTGTCCAATCACAATCATCTAGCATGAAATTACGAATCATTCTGATTCCTTCCCATGATACTTTATTCCAACGACCATACTCGTTGTAAATTTTCTCTTGGATTACTTCTTGCTCAGTATCCTGATACTCAAAATACTTCTCTTTGAGCAACTCAGCAATCTCTTTTACTTGATCAGATGTTGGTTCTCTCCAATCATATGTTTTCCACATTCTTTCACCAGTGGCACGATCGAGAATATATTTCTTCTTCTCAATACCATAGGATCCATCAGAGAAATAATTCAGATAGATCAAACGATCTCTATCTGATGACCAGAATGGGAACAATACATTCTGAATGTTTTCGTTCCAATAGTCTTCTCCAATCACCTGAACTTTACCATCAACGATGATAAGTCGTTCTAGTGCATTTACTTGGATTACTACACGAGTGTCTGCCATTATTCTTAGGGGAGTTTTAGGAACCAGCCTGTCGCAATATATTTATCATGGGTAAAGACTGTGTTCCCACGATGTACATGAGTCATACCTGCAGGCCAAATGAGTAATGTACCAGTCTGCGGTTTGTATCTTTTTTTCTGATACAGAAATTCTGTCTCTGCTTCACCATCTGGCATGTCATTCAAATAAACCATCCATGCCAATTCTCTATTTGCTGCTCTAAAACTAGAGTTTTCATAATGCCACACATGATAACCACCGCCTGGTGGTGTTTTCTGCAATTTAATACCAATTGTTTGTAGATTAATTTTTGCTATCTGATCATATTCTTGACGATAGTTTTCAAATGCAGAATTGACATACTGATACAGATGTGATGCAAGACGCTGATCTACATCATCTAACATCATACCAATATCTTGTCTGCCCAATTTTTTCTGGGCAAACTGATTTTCTCCTAATTGTGCAAAACTAGGATTGGTATCCAAATACTTATCAAACTGTTCTACGATTGCTGTGCATAATTCGTGGTGAACAAATCTAGAATAGATGCCAATAAAATCTTCAAATTTACCAGAAATTTGTTCAGGATCACAAATATACCCACAATCTTTACCAAGCAACATCAGTATGCCTTTATCAAATACTTAACTAGATGATAGCGTGTTAAGAGCGGAATGTCAATCTCTGGTCTCAATTCTGATGTTACATTTAATTTTACAGCAGAAGACAATGTAAAAATACCATCATTAACATCAATACCAGCAGAGTTGATTGGATCTCCCTGTGGTGGAATTACTTCCTTAATGTATTCGACACCAAGATCAATCTTACCACTAGATGTAGTAATAGTTGTAACCTCTCCCTCTGCATGAATAAAGCTGACACTAGAAATGCCGTAATTATCATTATTTGGATTTCCAGATGAAGATCTAGATTGTCTTACTTCCAATAATAATCCAGATTCTTGATAATCTGTTGGCAGTGCTACATTAACATCTGTCCAAGATGTTGGACCACTTTGCGTAGTAATTGTTCCAATTTTACTATAGCTAGCACCAGAATCATTACTTGCAAACAATTCTAATGGTTCGTTTGGTGTTTCTCCACCATTACTACCATTTCCTCTAATTACATTGAACGTAATGCTTTCAATCACAGTACCTTTTGGATTGCTATTGGATGCATTGATAGCAATGGTTCTTGCCCATCTTTCCGCTTCATTACCAACAAATCTCAAATACTTATATCCATCGGGTGAAGTGAATCCACCAGTAGCTCCAGAACCAGTACCAGATTCAACATAATCAACACTTGAACTTGCTGCATCAAATATTCCAATTGTTGATGATGTTCCAGTTGATCCTTCAGATTCTCCAGGAACTTGATAACCAATAATTCCTCGTCCAGGGCTGTATCCAGATCCAACAACTAATGTTCCAGCACTACCATTTCCAACTTCAGTAAATTGTAGTTCAAAGTAAGCACCCGAACCACCACCGCCACCGCCTGATCCATAGTATGTCTGGTTTTCTACAGCGGTAAACTTAACATAACCATTACCACCATTTGCTGTTTGACCTAAACCAACATTACCACCATTCCCAGCATCGCTACTTGAAGATTCTTGCGCTGTTGGACCAGTTCCACTACTCTTAACAGCAGACTGACCTCTAGAA